GAAGGTCTTGAAGTCCCCGAAGATCCACTAATCATAGCGTCTTTGAAGTCATTAAGGATCTGGGCTAATTGATTCCCTGAAGTAGTGGAACTATCTATGGTGTCGAAAATTACCTGACTCATTTTTTTATTCCTTATATTGTTACGTGTTTCCAAGTTTCATTTCTTGCTATCTTTCCTATATAAGTTCTTTGAACTCCGTATTCTTTGCAAAGGTCGCAAGCTCTAATTCCCTGAGAAAGTTTTATTTTTATTTGCCTAACCTGATCCTCACCAAGCTTGGAATTTCCTACCCTGCTTCCCCTAGCTCTCCCCAACCTATCTTTTATTCCGGTGTGGGCGGAATAGGTGTTACCGTTTATGATACTAGTTATCTTTCTAGTTGTAATACCTAAAATTTTAGATATCTCTCCAGTTTTCTTACCTAGCATAAATAACTCTACAACTTTAAGTACGGTATTAGCCTCCAACAAATTCGGCTGAAGATTATTTTTTACGGAATGGATAGAATTTTGCCTGTGGTTCACCAATTCTAAGTTACGCAATGAATTATTTTCTTTGTTCCCGTCGATGTGATTTATGATTTTACCGTCAGGAATTTCCCCCATAAAAGAACTATAAACTGCCCGATGGACAAATATTTGTTTGGTCTTTCCCCCACACCCCGAACTAATTACTCTGTAGCCGTATTTAGTTTTACATCCCAAGCTAACTCTGCCGCTAGATATAGTTAATACTTTCCCGCAAGGAGAAACTTTATGATTATTGAAATTTTTAATTTCCTTCCAATCCATAATATCCTATATAACGTAAGTAGACTTTCTACCGAACCCCTTTATTTGAGCGTCGAAAACTCTGGAGACTGCAACATCATTTTTATCGTAAAATATTATTTCGAAACCGTCTAAAGATTTATACACAAAGTTCCAGTAGTCTCCCGACTCTCCGTTCTCAATAGTTATTTGAACGCTCGGAGTTGTTCCCGGCCCTTTAAAAGCTGGGGAATAATTTAAGGTATATCCAGTGTCCGGAGCCGTTAAATTTTCGTATGACTCTATGCGGTCTGGCATATCTGCCTTAATAGTTCCGTCAAATACTCTAGGAGTTACTGAAGCCTTATTGCTTATTAATTTAAGACGGAACTGGAATATTCTCCCTGTTCCATCGCCAATAGTAAAGCGTCTCCACTCAGACCAATTATCTTGAACTCCCTCTGAAATTGGATCTACGACAGATAAACTAACCCAATCTGCCATTACGTTAAAAGTATCTGTAACTCTGTATTCAGTCTGCACATCCCATTCAGAAAATCTTGAATTAGACATTGCGACAACATCGTTAAGCGTTATCCAATTGGCCATGATATCTTCTAAAGTATATCCCTCGGCCTGAATTAAAGATTGTAGACGTACTGTGTAAATTTCCCCTAGATCTAAAAATCCTTGGTAATAATAATATCCATTTGAATAATATTCGTTTGTAGCAACTCCGCCCACTTCTTTATTTTGTAAAAGTAGTGTGTCTCCGTTTTTCACTACTCTATCTTTAGATCCGGCCAATGTTGGGAAATCTGTAATGCTAGAAATAACATTCAAATTAAATAGTTCTGGAATCGTTGTAATAGCTACTGTAGCCCTTTGAGATTCGTTCTCATTAAAGTCCACGGCTTTGATTAAATAAGTTCCAGTTCGGGCTTGAGTAGAAGCTAGGGTAGTATTTTTATCTACTCTTAAAAGAGGAATAGATGCTTCCCACGTTCCCGCTAGATTCGGAGTATATCTAATTAAGTATTCTCTAATACAATCGTTTACTGGCTCCCAATCTAATTGCAGAACTTCTCCAGTTATGTTTGTGCTTAAAGAGCTAACATTCTCTGGTCTAGTTGTTTTGAAGGTCGGAGTAGCAGAAACAGTGTCTACAGAATTTAATTCTAGCTTCTTCCCACTAGAGCTCACAGCGACTACTTTGAAATTATGAGAAAATCCTAATCTGGCGGAATCTACATAATAGGTATATTCAGAATCTCTAGTCGTATCTACGACATCGTAACCTCTTCCATCATCAACAAAAATTTCAAAGTATTCAAAGGCAGTTCCAACTGGAACATCCCAATCTATTTTTATGTAATGTTCAAAAGAATTGGCCCCACATAAATAACTATTCTCAAGAACCGCTAGATCGGTAACTTTAGGAGGAGGAGTATTTTGAGCGTCTACTGTAGTTGAAATTTGTGGACTATAATTAGGAATGAAGTCAGTTGATTCCGCATCGTAGATAGCATCTGCTTTTTCTACTAAAGTTAATTGTGCTGTCAAATCATCGTTAGGACTAATAGATTTTACAATGCAGTCAAAAACTATTTGGCCCATTTCTCCGATAACTATTAAATCTCCAACTGAAGGTATCCCCCCGTCCACTATGAAAGTGTCAGAATTAACTACTGTTAAAGTGCTTGTGGAAATTCCGGAAACCGATCTATAGACATATCCATAAGGATTCCCAGTAGTGGTTGGGATGGCATCATCAATAACAATTGTAGTTCCGGAAACAGATTTTACTCTCGCTGGAGTTCCACCAACTTTCATTACGTCCTGAGTGATCTGAACATAATCTCCACGGTTACAAACTAAAAACTCGAAATCGACTTTTAAAGTTATTGTTTCTTGTCTCAGTCTGTTCTGAGCGATCATATATCTACCAAATCTCCAGGCCTGATCTGGATCGGTACAAGCGAATGTAGTTAAGTCGTCAAACTCCGTTGCGGTAAGAGAGTCGTATCCATCATCGTAAACCACTTTTTCTGCTAATTCCCAATTAGCTGCCGGATCAATAAATTTAACTTTTACGGCATGAGGCTTATTGGTATAGTTTCTAGAAGAACTAAAATTGCTAGAGTTCCTAGGAGTGAATACTTGGACTGGAGTAGTTCTTTTTTTATCAATCAAAACTCCATATTTCCCATCAACTATATTTAAAGAAGCTTGGCATGAATTAGTTACTTGGTTAATTGCACTTTGAAGAGTTGCATTGAAATCCAAAACAAAGTTACATCTAAATCTAGGGGCAACAAAAAATTGTCCCGTTGGTGCGTCAGGAATTTCATCACAGAAAGCCGCCCATTCCACAAGAGAGGGGAGATATAATCTAGATTTATCTATAGCCCTTTTATTTATTTCTCCGGTCATTAAATCCGCATAAACCCATGCCGGGTTGTTAGTAGGTTTTTTAACCCACTGAGTTCCATCCCAGGCATCTAATACGGAAGTACAAACCGCAGATAAGTTTTGAATAGATCCGTTCAATTGGTTGGTAGCTTTAATTCTCACTTCTAGAAAAGTGTGTCTCTTAGTAGTGACTATTGGATTAATATCAAACCTAGTTACAATAGAAGAAACTGCCATTTTGTCTTGGACGCTATAGCTGGCGGCAGAATAGCTTCTTACCCTAGTTATTCTAATATCGTATTGTCCAATTTCTTTCGGAGTGAATTTTACCGTGGAAAAAACTTGTCCGGTTTCTTTTCTGGTAATAGTAAATCTTCCTTCTAGCTTTCTATATATAGCTCCAGAAGGATTTGTCTCGGAAGTATTTCTAACTATTCCAGTTAAATTTCCATTAGTATCGTATTGGGGGGTGGCAACAATAGTGGGATATACTACAACAGCTTGGGTTAAAGGAGCCTCTAAAGTATATGTAGAATACCCAGTAGAATACGGAGTTATTGAGATAACCTTTCCAAGTTTTCTTCCATTGGCATATAGATATTTATTTAATCCAATTACTCCATTGGCTAATATAATACTATCCCTTCCAGCGGGAATCCCCCAATCTTCTGTATAGAAAGATCCAAATTTTAGAATATCACTTCTTTGTTCTTGAGTAATAGTGACTGCTGGAGGAGGGCTAAAATTTACATAGGGAAATCCAGTGGTAAATGGAAGTGCTGCTAGGTAGACATCGTTATTATCTGGAGATCCCCCAACTGCTTTAAAATCATCTACATAATCCGAATCATTAAATTTTCTAAATACTCCCGTTCCCGCTAGTGCAAATTCTACATCTACTTCAATAGATCTAGAATATGAATCCCCTGTAGTAGAATAGGCTATCAACCCTTGAGGGTTTACAAAAGTTACTATGATTTCTTGAGCAGAGTTAGTTGTGTTGAAGGCCCCAGTTCTTATTACTTGATATCCCGATAATGGTCCTCCAGCTTCTTGATTATCATTTAGGACTGTGGCACTGTTGTCGGTTTCAATATCCCCTTTATAGTATAGTAGTCTATTGGTAGTTAAATCGTCCCAAACTCCTTCTGAGGTAGCTGGCTTATTAAAGTCTACAAGATTGTAGGTAACGTCGGAGTATGCCGTTATCGGACTATCCCCGATGCGAATATCTTCTACTATGTTTGGCCCGAATCCTAAGTCGTAAACTGAATATAAATATTGAACTAAATCCCCTGTGTTAGGGTCTGCTTCAATTTCTGTATATGGGTTAGCGGCAATGTTTGGAAATATTTTATGTCTTCCATAAACTTTAGGAACTCTTCCGAATTTTTTTACCGAGTTACTTTGAGATGTAATGGAATACATTTGAGAAGAACCGAAATCATTAGATCCTCCCACACCAAAATCCAATCCTCCCGGTACTGGAGGAGGAATTAATGAATTTAAAAGAAGCGAAGTACCGATAGCCGCCCCAGCAGTTAATAGAGCCCCACCTACTGTTACTCCGGTAGCTGGGTTAAAAGTAGCAGCAGATACAACTACCGTAACAACGATTACTGCGATAATTTTAAAAACTTCCCCGAAGTTACCGCCACGTATTTTTGGGGCTATGAGTACGAAATCTTTTTCAAGTATTTCAACGAAAGGTAGAAATTCGGTATCCACTCTGTGGCCATTTACTAAGACTTGGAATGAATCTTCTTCTCCAGATAAATCTAAGTCTTTCAATACTCTGGCCAGAAGATCTGAAGCCAGTTCTCCTTTTATAAAATCAATATTTTTTTCAGAACCTTCTGATGTAAAGGCACTTAATCTTAGTTTAATCATTTATTTACCCTAAAATATCCACTAATCATGCGACGATATTTAGAAATGCTTTCAATATTTGACCCCACATTTTTAAATGAGTGGAGCATCTTATCGTTACCGATATAGATCCCAATGTGGGACTCAATTCTTTTTAATTTTATAACTATTAAATCTCCAAATTGAGGGACATCGACTTTTTTAAAGTCCCCCATACTGGTATAAATCAAATTAGAGCTTTGTTCAGATGTTTCAGGAATTTCGCTATAGTAATTTTTTAATTCTATTCCTAGAACATCTTTGTAGAAAGCTACTGCAAGCATGTAGCAATCTTTCTCTTCGTGAGGTATCCCTATTAAATGAGAGAAATCTTTTTCCATTAGAATATTCCCGGATATAAAGTAGGACTATAAATTTCAGAGTTCAATTCCGTGGTCAAAAAACTGTCCAGAAATAACCTAGCTGAAATAACTTGTTTATTATAATTTACGGTTTGTATCTTTAATTCTTCAATAGATATTTGAACTTCATCCGGAATACTGGCCAACACCATTTCCATTTTAACTTCAATAGAAGTAGTAACTGTTCTGAGTTCGTCTAATATTTCTAAAGATACGTTATCAAATTCAATACTTACTTCTCTAGCACTCTCTCCATCATCTACCGGAAGTCTCAATTTGAATGGAAAAGCTGTGAATGTTTGCCCTCTTGAAATTATATCCACCGAGTTATTTACTAGTCTTATTGGGCCAGCAAAAGAAGGATGCGTTAAAGTAAGCAATGTGAGGAATACGTCTTCCGATTCTTGGTAATAAAGTTGCGCTAATAATTCCGGGGTTAATGAATTAGCCATTATTGAATTTTCTCCCAATTCATCGTCACTCTATAGTATCCCGCAGATCCAATAGGTGAAATAGTTGGAGGTTTAGAAAATCTAAATACTTCCTCATCCCCAGTAAAGGGGTCTGTAAAATAAAAGGGGGTTGCTCCACCGTTTAAAGTGGTGTTGAAAAAATTTCTAAAAAATGCTGCATCGTCTTGAAAAATATTTATAACTGTGGAGTATTGATCCACAGGAGTTGTAAATCTTCTTCTAACTTTTTTGGGACCGATGTCATTATCAGATCTAATTAGAGTTTCTCCAAACTCTATTTGAAATCCTTCTTCGTTTATTAATTGCTGCAAATTTGTTGGCCATGTTTCTATTGCCATTTTAATTTCCTCTTCTTCTCAATCCGTAAGACTGTTGGAAAGTTCTATCGAAGTCTCCCCTAGCAAATCCTTCCTTAACTCTATTCAAAATTAAAATATCTAATACCTTTTGACCGTCTGGCCCGGTAGATTCTTGCTGTTGAACTTCAGATCCACTTTGGTTGATTATGTTTACAGTTACGTTCGATCCCCCAACTCCTTCGGCTTTAATTCCTAAAGATCCGTCGGCTCCTCTCTTAAGAGGCATGATAGCCTCTGGGCCAGCTTCTCCCATTACTCCCATTCTTCCACGAGACATCCCAAAGGCAGTGGTTCTATTTACAATTCCACCGTCAGCAAAAAATTCTACTCCGTTATTAAATGCTCCACCCCTTGCATATCCGGCAGACAATGTATTAGCTGCTCCACCCCCAACTCCAGCTCCAGCTCCAGCAGATGCTCCTGCCGCTCCAGCTCCCCCAAAAGATCCTAAAATCCCTTGAGCCAAAGGTCTAATGATTAGGGCTCGTATAATAATTCTGTTGATGTCTTCCAAAATAGCTAAAGTGAATTCTCTAAAAGAAAATTTGCCCGTCTTTATGAAAT